GTCGTCGACCTCACCTGTCCCATTGAAAATGGAATTCTTATAACAGTTTCCTGGACCGTGTAATCACGAGTCAGAACGATTTCTTGGAGAAAAACAAACTCCGCACAATCGCAGGGACTTTACGTCCCATTACTTAGAATTCTACGCAACATTCTTAGCTAGTCCAAAAAGACATCATCTCCCGAAGGAATTGTGTCCCAAAGACTCGTTAAGGAGTGCCAAGCTCTCTCATTATGGCGGAGTACGGTCAGGCGTTTAGCCGGATCCATTTCCACCATAACCAACGACGGTGTAAGATAAAAAGTAGACAAGTCCATAAAGGACTGGTCAGACTCAGAAATCTCAACTAGCGACCGATTCCGGGTTTCCGGAATACGGGTTTGCCACACTTGACGTGCCTGAATAGGCTGTTGAGTTGGTACTTTACTAACTACAAAAGATTTATGAACCTTATCTCGAAGAGATAAGGCAATCATCACATCCAACTTCGAAGGTCCACAACGGTGGCCAGAAGCAGTAACATGGTAACTTTTAGTTACCAAGTCGACGTCAATGTCTCCATTAACATCAGCATGATAGTCATAATCAATTATAGGTCGAAGACCAACCCCACCCAACTTCTCAGGTATATACCAAGGAAGTCTCAATCCTGAAAGCATCTTAAAATTATATTTTAGAAACATACCGTGAACCTTATTCACCAGCCTGGAAGGGCAGGAGTCTAAAAGGGAATGGTGCCGAGCACCTACGGTTAAATGATCTAAGTCATCAACTACAGATTGCATGTTCTGTCCAGAACTCTTGTCTCCTACGGAGGCACGAGTTTGTCCAGTAACTAGTCCCATGTTTACATATCGTATCAACTGAAACTCATTATCCTTAAAAAGATAAGAAGTCGAATTGATATTACAATACGAATCATGTGAGTACACCTTTCCCACTGAGGGTATTAAACCAACAGAAGACGCAATATCTCTCCAGATAATCGCGAACTGTGGAGGTGCTCGAACTAATCCATCATCACCATTAACCATAATCGGCAGATCATTGATATTTCTATCAATACCTGTCGTGATTCGGTATGATGCTTGAATTACAGCTGCATTAACTAAACATAAAATAATAAAAGAGACCACAGAACCCATTAACTGACCCCACAATTGTGGTTCGCCTTCGACAGTATGACCCGTGAGGGCCTTACGAAAAAGGATAGTCAGATCATCGGGGACTTTACATACTTTACAAATCTCTTGCACAACAAAGTTAGATATCTCAGGGTCAAGAAGATCAGTCGCAGACTGATAATCAAGACTGTGAAATTGTCCACTGCCACGCGCCATCACATCATTTAAGATATGGGTTGACGTAGGGGTTCCAATTAATTGAAAACATTGTTGCTTCCGCATAATACGGTGCAGAAATTTTTGTAGTGGCTTGAGGGCAAAATAAGTCAGAGGCGGTCCTTTAGAGATCACCCTAACTTTTAATGCTTCAGCTAATGCTACTAATTTCACATCAGCCTTTTCCTCCATTGCTAGTATTCTAGCCTTTTCATATACCTCTCGATATATGCTATCAACCCTAGCCCGATAGCCAGAGTCAATGACGAAGTCTAAAATACGCTCATCGTTTAATCGCTCATCAACTAATACTTCTTCAGATTGAAGTGATTTGGAATAACCCGCACGAACCTGATCCCCGAAGGGAAGAGAGGGTTCGTCAGTATTTTTCCAAAGATCCTTAATAATGCCTAAGTCATATAACGTACCAAATGTCCCAAATTTACTTCGGGAACTGGTATAATTCGCTTTGACAGAGGGAGTAAAAGGATGTAACATATCCTTAGGGCCAAAAGTATGCCCCTTAAATACATCACCTACCAGACGACTAATAACAGCTTTGATACCATCTCGGCTTATATTAGTACTAACTGGAACCACTTGAACTGTAGTAAGAACTTTCTTTGTGTCCACAAGTGCCTTTGCAAGTGCATCGTCACCTGGTCGTGGAAAACCCTTTTTTAAATAAAGAACCCCGGTCGCGAACGACCAGGATTCAGGAGTCTTCATGAGCAACCTCATGAATCGTCCTAGGGTACCACCTGCCAACTGGGAGGGAACATCACCAATTCGGTCCTCAAAGGGCCGCTTCGGAAGTTCTCCTTTTAGAAAAGCAGACATGAAAGCTGATAACTTATACTTAAGGAATTTAATCCAACCACATTGTGCTGAGCATAATTGCCAGTGATCCAATGTGGTTTTGGGGTCAAAGCCTTCCGGCCTAAACCCAAATAAAGTACAGTAATCAGATAAAATTTGGAGTGATTGAGAAAGTTTGTTTCTAACATCTGGTGAACAACCAGACGGAAGGGCCTCTCCTATCATTGAGTCAATAGAATCAATTCTTATTCCGTATTCAGTCTTATCAATATCCTCAGGGGTGATTGATTGCTTGTTTCGAATCCCATTAATGGGCGAAGCAACCACAGTGCCACAGTGAGTGTCATGGTGAAGATTAGAATTTGGAGAATTGCCGTCTTTTGAACGCGGCGTCATGATTGCGGGGACAATTACCTGAACGGGTAATTGGTCTTTGATAGTCA